GGAAAGCCTGATTGGGTTTGGCTTGGCTGAGGCTGTTGCAGATGTCGACGCAGAGGCACCAACGCGGCTCCTAGAGCGCGCGAAAGTATCAAAGGGTATGAGGACTGCTACCATCTCGCAATCGGAGCCTAGCGTCGCTCCTGAAGGGGAATAATGCTGAGCAATGGGCAGGTCACGATTGGCACCACCGCAACCCTGATCACGACAGGTGTAGTCGGTGCATCGTGGGTGAGCCTACACATGAGCGGCAACACAACTGTCTATGTTGGTGATGCAGCCGTGACCACCTCCACCGGTATGGAACTGCACAAGGGAGTCACCGTAACGATCTGGCTGCCAGAGGCTGACAAACTCTACGGCGTAGTAGCGTCATCAACGCAAGTCCTAACCTACCTACATACAGGAGGCCGCTAATGAGTTATGCATCCCTCTCAGAGTTCAAGGCAGCCGTGGGGATCACCGACTCGACCGATGACACCGCGCTCCAGAATGTACTGGACGCAACCGACACGCTGATCGATCTCTACTGCGACCGAAAGACTGGCTTCGGCACAGCGTCAGAGACGCGCTACTACACGGCTGAGGACTACGAGTATGTGCTGACCGATGATCTCGTCAGCGTCACGACGCTTCAGACAGATGATGACGCGAACGGCACCTACGAGACCACCTGGACGAGCGGCACTGACTATGTGCTGGCTCCGCGCAATGCTGCGCTGGATGGCTTCCCTTACACCGAGATCGATACGAGCGTCACTTGGCCGCGCAACTTCCCCAAGGATGTCTATCTTGGCGTGAAGGTGGTCGGCGTGTTCGGATTCCCATCGGTACCGGCTGCAGTCAAGCAGGCTGAGATCATTCAGGCTGGCGCTGTGTGGAACAGCCGCACGGCGCCATTCGGCGTGATCGGATCGGCTGACCTTGGCGGCATCCTCCGTATGAGCCGCGCCCTGCACCCAGAGGCCGCACTCATCCTTGAGCCGTACCGCAAGCGCAACGGCTTGGCGCGATGACCGACCTGACTATCCTTGATGCCATTGCTGCTCGGCTAGAGGCGGTCACAGACCCTGCTGGCTATACGCTTCGCAAGGCATACGCCACGCCACCAGAGGGTTTGCCGGTCGTGCCTGCCATTGTGCTCTTCCCTGGCGATGACTCGATCACCATTGGCAATGGCAACCGCACCACGGTGCTGACCGTGGCGATCCGCCTATACCTGCTCCCAATCCCACGGATGGATGACAAGTACCGAGACCTGTACACCTGGCGCGCTTGGCTGCGAACAGCCTTTGATGGCGCTGTGACGATTAGTGGAAATGCCGTTCAAGTGGCAGTGACTGCTACTACACTCGGCACAGATACCTATGCCGATCAGGAATACCTGACCGTAGAAGCAACTGCGGAAGTCACGGTCTATGACACCGTGGCGTTCACCGCGTAAAGCAAGGAGATCGAGAGATGCCAACATTCGGCGCAAAGGCTCTGACGCGAATCGCTACTGCGTCGCAATCTGGCTTCGGCACGGCCGCCTCCATGGGCACCGCCGTTGGCGAGATTCTCTTCAACGAGACTGTCGGATCGCTCGACCTGGGCGTGACGGTTGATCTTGGTGAGACGGTATCCGTCGGCCGCCGCACAGCGATTCAGGCGAGCCAGCCAGTCATCACCGGACGCGCACCAATCCTCACCATTGCTGAGGGTCCTGCATCGCTCCGCACGCTGCCACTCGTCCTTGACGCAATCGGCGCGAGCACCTCAGGCACGGCTTCGCCGTACACCTGGACCTACTCGCCACTGCAGACAGATGTCGACACGCTCGTCTTCTACTCCTTCCTTGTTGAGGATGGCGTGCAGAAGTATCTCGTCCGAGATGCTGCACCAACCGAGATCACCTTCTCGGCAGATGCGAATGGCTTGCTCCAGATGGGCGCAACCTTTGCGGCGACCACGGTCACCTCATCGGCACTCGCGTTCCCTAACGCGATCCCTGCAAACCCATTCCTCCCTGGGCGCTTGATGAAGTTGAGCACCGACACCAACTTCCCAGACAAGGCTGGCTCAGGTGCCACCGACTACTCAACGATCTACAACTTCAACCTGACGGTGAACACCGGCGTAGGGATGATCACGGCACTCGATGGCAGCCTTACGGCTGCGACGGCCGCGCTAACTGGCGTGCTTGATGCAACGCTCACCTTCACGGTGGCGAGCAACTCGTCAGCCACGACGACCTTCCCAATCACCGACATCGCCACGCAGAAGTATCTGCGCCTGTTCGGCACGACTGCTGATAACTTCGGCGTGTGGATTCTCGGATCGTGGGAGATCGAGAACATCGTTCCGCTCTCAGCGGATAACGAGGGCGTGGTGGTCAATGAGGTCACCTGCCGACTGGCGTTCGACACGACCTCAGGCAAGTCGCTTGAGATCATCGTGGATTCGCCGCTGGCAACAGCGCCGTAAAGAGCAGCGCCTAGGGCGCTAGTAGGAGGGTCAATATGGACACGGTGAAGATCACCCTAGAGGGTGAGTACGCAGGCTGGACCGCTGAACTGCGAAAGCAAGTCTCGGCACGCATCCTGCTTGACTTGGAATCAGGCGTAGCGCACCGAGCGTTGAACGCCTTTGCACAACTGGTAGTCGCACACAACTTCAAGGGGCTTGATGGCAAGCCTGTTGCGGATGTGATGGATGCGCCAGTAGATGCACTGACGCAGACGCTTGAGGCGTGGGGCAAGGCGAACCAGCCAGACCCCAAGTAAGGCTCGCCGCCAGGCGGCTGGCGCTAGGACAATCGTTCTCGCCTCCGCCGGAGATCATCTTCAGCATCCTTGGGCAGAAGTTTGGGATGTGGCCAGATGAGGTAGCGAGCCTGCCGATAGAACAGGTGCTGCGCGAGTGGATGCTCCATGTCGAGATGCAGCCGAAAGGAAAGTAATGCCAGCAGGGATCATCGTAGAAGGCAAGTTCGATAGCAACTACGATGAACTGCGGCTCGGCTTCCTCAAGGGTTCCAACCCTTCAGCCTTCAAGCGCTTGGCATCGTTCGCCACATTGAACGCTGCGCGCACCTTGCAGAAGCCGATGCGCGACAAGGCACCGAAGGGTGCAACTGGCAAACTGCGAAAGAAGGTGCTCGCGCGTAAGGCGCGATTCAACAACCCAGCCGCCGTTGTCGGTATCAAGGGTGGGCGCAACGGCGTGTTCTACGGCTGGCTGGTAGTCGGTGGTACCGGCAACCGACGCACCACAGTCAACGGCACCTTCGCGGTGAAGCCAGTCCAGAAGCGACCGTTCATTGATGAAGTGGTAAAGAAGCGATCAAACATCGACCGAGCGGTAGAGTCATACAGTAAGACGGTGGCCGCGTTCTTCAACGACGAGCCATTCCGCAAAACCATCCTCAAGTTCAAGAGAGGTAACCAACGCTGATGGCTGGAAACCAGACCGCTAACTTTGTCGTAAAGGCAAAGGATCAAGCCACAGGACCGCTCGGCAAGATCGGTACCTCCATGGGCAGGCTCAAGGCGAACGGTATCAGCGCCCTCAAGGGAATCGCTGGCGCATCTGCCATTGCCGCAGGAGCGCTTGCCGCCTTCACGGTCAAGGCTATTGACTCCGCAATCAAGGATGAGCAGGCAACGATTCGCCTGAACGCAGCGCTGAAGGCGCGCGGCATTCTGACTGATGGATTGAAGGAGAGGATCGATCAGCAGATCAAGTCCATGGCGGCACTCGGTATCACCGACGATCAGGTGCGTGCCGGCATCGAGATGAGCAGCCGATTCTTTACAGATCAGAACGAGTTGCTCAGGGCAAATGCTGTTGCCGCAGATGTGGCAGCAATCACTGGCGGCGAACTGACGGATGTGATCACCGCTATCGCCAAGGGTCAGAGAGGGCAGACACGCGGCCTTGTCGCTCTTGGCATCCAGGTCAAGAAGGGCGCAACGCTCAACGACATCCTCACCGCCGCAACCGAGAAGTACGGCGGCGCAGCGCAAGAACTTGCCAACTCAACGAGCGGTAAGTTGCTCTCCGCGCAGGTCGGTTTCAATGAGGCAATCGAAGCATTCGGCTACAAGTTCCTACCCAAGGTTGAGGAGGGCCTCAACGCCCTAGTCACAACTGGCTTGCCAGCACTTTCTAGCGCGCTCGATGAGATCGCGCCTAAGTTCATTGCCATTGCTGAAGAGCAGGTCATCCCACTCTTTGAGTCATTCAATGAGTTGACCCAGGCAATCGGCTTCACTGGCGGAGCGTTCCAACTGCTGGGAGCAATCATTGAACTCGCGCTTACGCCAGTCGTGATTCTCATGGAGGCGCTCAGGATCGTCATTGATGCGATCACCGCAGGCATCAGGTTTATCACTGGACAATCTATCGGCACTGGCGTAAGTCCGAATCCAATGTCCTCCAAGTATTCGACGATAGGGAATGTTGGCACCTCATTCGGCGCACCTGGCAACACGACCCTAGTGACCAATGTCTCAATCGGCACAAGCAAGGTGGACACCGTGGTCACCGACTCGCTCAAGCGCACAGGCAATGTCAAGCGCGGTCGCTAAGTGGCAGCACCGTTCACACTGATCGTCGCAGGAGTCACAGGCGCAGGAGCCGGCGGCGATCTGCTCACGCTCCCAGCGCCAGCATCCACTACCACGCCGTATGTCGATCTCGGCAGCCTGAGCATGACTATGTCTGGCGACGGTGACGGTGGCTCAATGACCTTTGATGTCGTTGAGACCAAGACTCCGAGCGGCACTACGCCTTGGTGGCGATCAGGCGGAGTCCATGACAATGCGCGCGTGCAGTTCTTTGACAGCCGATACAGCGCGAGCACGCCACTCTTCCTTGGCTACATCACCGGCATTGACGCGGCCATGCTGGAGAACGGCCTTGGCACACGAGCCACGGTTACTGTGACTGACGCTGACGGTTGGCTTGCCAAGACCATCATCCGTAACGGCACGACAGGCATCCGCGCCACTTCCTTTGTGGACTCGTTCACACTCGGCTCTTCAACATCGACCGACCGCGACATCATCAATGGGCTGCTCGCTCGCGTGAACACGCTCGTCAATGATGCGACCACGCGCCAGATCCTGAACACCGCCGTGATCAGCGGCTCAACGCGCGCCATCTACACAGGCTCCGCGCAGACCGTAGGCAAGCAGACCTTCAAGGCGACCACGCTTCAGAGCGCGCTCGATCAGGTAGCCGAACTATCAGGCGGCATCGCAGATGTGCAGTACCGCTACTGGATTGACGGCGATGGCCGGCTGAACTACGGACCAAAGACCGCAGCGCCGACGCACGCTAACGCTCCGGCAGAGATCGTCACCAATCCTTCGGACATCCAGACTGGTAGCGGCTCAACTGTCACGCGTATTCTCGCGCGCGATCTCTCGGTGAATCTCGATCATGAGGACATCGTGAAGGGGATCTTTGTCCAGGCTGATTCCGCGTATGCGCGCTACGACAGCAACCAGACATGGCCGACTGCACCAACTAATGACCCATACTTCCGCACCTACACAGGAACCTACAGCCGCAACGGCGCTGGGCTTGCAAGCCGCAGCGGCCCTCTGCCACATGAGGTGTTCAGCGCTCCTAAGATTGTCGCCAAGGCTGATCGTGGCGTTTCTATCGGATCACTGGCGCGCGCCACGATGGTCACGCGCGGCAAGCCAGTTCGCACCGTGTCGTTCACTGTTGCCGGTGCAAACCTGAGCCAGACCTCTGCGCCTGACTGGTCCTACGGCTACAGCCAGGGCTACGCGCTAACCGCAGTTGCAACCTACACACTCATCAAGGCGTGGCTACCGGGTCAGTATGTCAAGGTCAATGCGCCTACCCTCAACTGCTCGAACGAGATCCTCTACATTCCGTCTGTGACGATGCGCTTCGCTGAAGGTGGCGGAACCTACCAAGTCCAGTATGAGATCCAGGCGGACTTCCGCCGTCAGTATCTGAAGGGGCTGCGCGGCCTCATTCAAGGAGAATAAGAGTGGGCAAGTACGGCACAAACCTAGAAGGCTTCGGAGCGTTTGAGGGCGGCGTAAACGCCGACAAAGGCGCACCGCTCGTCAGCACATCGAGCGACGGCGAGACCGCGCTGCTCTTTGGTCCTGCTGCGCTCCGAGAGATTCAGGCTGGCGTGGCTAACGGCGACTTCGCCATTCCGCCAGATGCTGCTGGAGACACGATTACCGCAGAGAACCCACTGCCATACTGGACCTTCACCGATGTGAACAGCGCAGGGGCAATCACAGCGGCGATCATCGCAGACGCAGGCGCTGGCTCTGGCAATGTGCTGCGCTTCACCGTTGCAAGCGGCACCCTGACTGGCAAGAGCGCCACCCTCACGCGCTATGTGCCTGTCGCATCGTCAGCCTCTCGCTCGTTCTCCTTCTACGCCGAGGCAACCTTTGACAACGGCACCCTTAGCACGGAGTCCAATGCGAAACTGACCTGTCAGTTCTACAAGGCTGACCAGACTACAACAACAGGAACAGCGTTCAGTTCAGCAACAGTTTTATTCTCTGACCTCATCACCGCCGAAGGGTTGCTGGCCCCAGACTTTTACAGCGACCCAACGCAACTGGTAGGTACCACCGCACCAGCAGACGCTGCGTATCTCAAGATCACCATCACCATCGCCACGGTAGCGACGCAGTCAGCAGCGCGCACGGTTGATCTGACTGAGGTGCGACTTGGCAATGGATTGCCTGAGATTCTTTTTACAGATAGAAATAATCCAACAAACACTCCTGGCTACATCCTTTGCGCTGATGCGACGATGGCCTTAGGTGCTCCCACTGACGTAGGCTCGTTGACACTTGGAGACTCCACATCAATGAACGCTTCAGTTGAGATTATCCTTGACTCTCCGTCAGTCAAAATCTTTGGCGCTAACTCCGAGTATGTCGCGCGTGTCACTGCGACAGCAACGCAATCGCTCACCAACAACGCTGGAACTAAGATCACCTTCAATACGGCCAGCAGCACGCCAACTATTGACTCCTACGATCCGCAAGGCTGGTTTGATAACGCCAACGACAGGATCGAGATTGGGCAGGATGGCTTCTACAACATCATTGCTGGTGTTGGCTTTGCGACAAACGCAACAGGTCGTCGTTTCGCGCAGATCCAGGTGAACGGAGTAGACCGTACGACTATGCAGGTACAAGCACTTTCAGGAGCGACAACACTGCTGATTGCTTCAACCAATGTCTATCTTGTGTCAGGCGACTATGTGGAAGCATTTGCGCTGCAGCAGTCAGGCGGAGCGCTCAACACAGTGTCTGTCACCGGTGTGTATCCAGTCCTAAGCGTCGCAAGGGTGGGTGCGTGATGGACGCTGAACTTCAAGCACTAAACGCAGCAATGGCCGCAGCCGCTGTTGACGGTTTGCAGATCATCCTTCTTGATCAGATTGACGGCGTATGGACTGCCCACGCATCCGACAAGATTGACGGCGAGCCACTCGCCACAGGCACCGGCGCAACTCGGACTGACGCGCTGCTCGCGCTGACTGCCGCGCTGGAGTCACGATGACCCCACGCCAGATTGACCAACTGATCGCGCGCCTAGATGCACACTCCGTAAAGTTGGATGAGGTGCGCTCAACGGTGGACAAACTCAAAGGAGGACTAGTGGCTATCGGTGCGCTGTTGTTCAGCGTACTTGTGCCGCTACTCGCATCGCTGCTCGCTAAGTGAGGCGGCTCGCGTTCCCACTTCTAGGGATCATCTTCAGCACGCTCATCTTCCTGCCCATCGTGCGCGCTGAGGATCTGCCGCAGCAGGGCGTGACGATGACGGTCTACCCAGAGATGGTGTGGCCGTTCGAGCCGTGGGTCACCCCACCGACAAGCGAGCCGTGCTACTCCGCCGTCGTGCCAAACATCGACTACGACTGGGGCGGCGCTCCACCGGCAGAGGGCTGCCCAGGCGACTTCTTCCTTGTGAACTTCACAGGCTGGCTGACCGTGCCAGAGAGCGGCCAGTGGGAGTTCCTCAACTGGAGCGACGATGGCTGGAGGATGACGCTAGACGGCGTGCTGACGATTGATGACTGGAACTTCCACGGCTGCGGTGGTCACTGGTCTGGACCGAATGAGGGCTACTCCAACTTGATCGCAGGTCAGTCCTACGCGCTCGACATCTGGATGTTTGAGTGGGGTGGTGGCGCGTG